TTAACAAGAAAAGTTGGAGCCACTGAGTATGTCGGCGTCAGTGAGTCTCCTGGGTTGAGGGTAAATACCCCGCTTGTAAGTCCAGTAGCCACACCATTGATCGCAATAACGGTTACTGTGCCCCCGGAAACGATGACCTGTTGATTGGTCTGGGTTGTGTTGCTGTACGCTACAGTAGTCGCGGGAGGAGTGACGGACAAGACGCTCCCCGTCACTTTACAACACTGCGGGTTTTTTACACGTAATCGATAGGTGCCGAGTTGGTTGCAGAACAAATAGACCTGCAAAGCCGATGAAACAGTGAGGTGCGTTGAGTCAGTATCGAGAGCAACAGCACCCGTTAGCAGTTTTCCGCGTTCCGCAGCCGGCAAAGCCGGATAGTCAGTTGATCCGACTGCCGCTCCTGTCGTTGCGCCGTGGCTGGTATATACCGTCGTGCGGGTGTTGTACGTTGCGTCATAGTACATTCGTAGACGTGCAAACACATTAGCCGCAATCGGGGCGCCGCCAGCCCCGTTGTCGATGTAGTAATCAACAGCCCCTTGCACAACGTCGCCGGCAACCAAGGACAAAATCGGGGTTGCGCCCGTCACATCGGTCAGTATGTCAAACCGCTGAACGGAAGCTCCCGACGCAAGCGCAGAAACGGTGACGTTATACTCTTGGCACAAGTCCCCCTCGTCGTCCACTACCACGGAATACGTTGCTGTTGCGGTTCCTGACTCGTTAGCGATTGCCGAAAAATTAGCGGCTCTCCCGGTCGTCGGGGTCAGCATAGAACGGTTCGTCGGATTGGAGTACAAAGGCTTGAGTCGCTGACCATAGCGCAACGGCCAGTAGGGGAGCATTGCGGTGTTAATCAGTGCCGCCGCCGACATCGTTCCGATGCTGCTCATGTGCGTGCCGTCGTAGTACGTTTTGTCTGCTTTGGCGTAGCCGTCTGCGGCAGTCGAGACTGAGCTGGTATCGACGTAAAGGGCGATATTTCCGGGGAATTGAGCGAGCCACGCTTGCATAGCAGCATTGATCGCAATTTGCGAGGCCTGTTTCGCAGCAAAACTAGCCCCGTATCCCCCGGCAACCCCGTACCCGTTGATATACGAGATCGACCCCGTAGCAGCTGGATTTATCGACTCAAAAATTACCGCAACTCCAGCACCGACGATTCGGTTAACGAGGCCTTTCAGATTAGCAATTACTGTAGCGTCAGCAACCGCGCCGATAATATCGTTTATGCCGAACTGTATGTAGCACATATCTGGGGTAGTCAACAACATATCGGCTACTGTCTGCTTGTTTGTTACCCGGCTATCGGTGTTGTTATTCCAATTAGACGTTACGCCGCCAGAAAAACCCCCGTTGAAAACGATCTGTATATCCCCGCGAATACGCGACAGGCATCCCGGAACTTTTTCTCCAGACGGGCCGTTTGGTGACGCCCCATATACTTGACCGCCAATGTTCGCCCTTGAATCCCCAAAGGTTGCTAATCGATAGGGTTTCAGTGATGCAGTTTTAAGAGCTAGAACGGAAGTCGAGCCAGCGGTTAGATTCAGTGGTTTGCCAGTGACCGGATCGGTCGTCGACGTGATCGGGACCGTCTTCCCAGGCGTAGGGTCGGCGAGGTAGGTCGCGCCTTTCCTGGCGACAATATCGGCTTCCAGATCGGCGCCGAAGGTCTGCGTTGTTCCGCTGTTCAGCACGACGCCACCAACGCGCAGATTTTGGGTTAAGAGGATGGTCATGGTTGTACTCCGGCATAAGAGGTTGGCGAAGGCGGTGCGAGGTCGATTCCGTACTTGGCGGCGAGCTTTTCATCGCTTTGCAACTCGTCGAAGACGTCTTCAATATCGCGTCCGAGATCGCCGGCAATGCGCGATCGACTGGTAACTTTGAGGTCCAGTGCTTCCTTGACGGCCTGGATGTCTTTAAGCGGGTCAACCCACGACCAGCCACGGAACTTCCAGCCGTGAGCGGCGAATTTCTCTGCCTTAGCCACCGGCAGCGGGGAACCGTTGGCCAGCACGATGGCGCCCTTGAGTAGCGACCAGCGTATCCAGTCGGCGAAGATCGGTTCGAGCCAGGCCTCGGCAAACCATTTATGCCGCTTTTTCCATTCGTCACGGGCGGACACCATGGCCGCACGAATGCTGGAGAAATTGACTGCTTCGTAATCGTTGCACAACTCGGGGTACGATGATCCGGGCAGGCCGGATGACATGCGCTGGTACGCCGATTTCATGAAAACGCCAAAGACCTCGTTCGGGTATTTCGACTCGACGTTGGTGACCTCGACGCCTTCCGGCAGGGTGTCCCAGGTACCGGGCGCCGAGGTGGCGATGCGTGCGCCGGGCTCATCGTCGGCCTGATCGCCGATCGTGGGCGGCGCGCCGTCCTTGGTGACGAAAAACCCGAGGTGGTCGGCGCCATGCTTGGCGGCCATCAGCGCGGATAACGCAAACTCGCCGGCGTAGTGCATGGAAAGCATGGCGGCATGCGACCACGGAATGCCGCGCCGCTGCTCGGGCCGCTGCATGATAAAACGGTGGAGTACGGCGGCGGCGTCGACGCGTTCGACCGCGCGGGTGTAGGCCGTCAGCGCGCCGGTGTTGAAATGGTAGGCGACCGGCTTGCCGACCGGGTTGATCTCGACGCCGGCAACGATGGCGTTTTGATCGCCATTGGGCAGGCGGTTCAGCCAGGTGGCCAGGCGGTCGACGTCGATCAGTTGCAGGGCAAAGCCCCATTTGTTACCGGCGGCCTTTCCGTATTTTGGCAGCACGAGGGCTTCACCATCGCGCGCGGTGCCGCGCACGATGGCCTGGCAAAGGTCGGTAAAAGAGTATTGCTCGGAGATTTCGCAGTTGCCGCGCTGGCACCATTCGGTCCAGCTTTTGAAGATGGCCTCGCGCGCGCCGGTGTCGGGATTGCCCGGCGCATTGTCGGCCAAGGGGACCAGGCGCGGCGCCGATTCGCCGATCATGTTGGTCTCCACCAGGTCAAGGTAGCGGCGCTGAAAATCGTTGTTGAATTCGAGCGTGCGCGAGCGGTTGCGCAGGGCGTCGAGGTCGTTGCGCAGTTCGTCGTCGATCTTCTCGTGGGTGATGCGCCAGGAGTCGGTCAGACGGTTGAGCTGAGCGGCGGCAAATGCACGCGTCTGCACGGGCGGTGCCTTGCCAAAAAAGCGGCGGAGGCGCGCGAAGAGCGAAGGGGTGGGAGGAGTGGCGGGTGGGGCAGCAATGCGCATCAGAACCTCATATAGACGCGGCCGCTCTGCCCGCCCTGGCCGCGCACTTCGCGCCGATAGGCGTCGCGCAGTTTGAGCAGCTCGGCGATCGGGATGTACTGCATGCGCCGGCCAGCGATCTCGTATTCGGCAACCGCCAGATCGTGGCCTTCGATCCAGGCCTCCAGTGCGGCCAGCGTTTTTTGCGCGTGGCTGCGCGCATCGAGCCCGGTGGTGGCTGCGGCGAAACTGGCGATGATTTCGAGCGTTCCGGTGGCCAGCGTGTAGATCGCGCCAGCGAGCGCGACACGTTCTTGCCAAGCGTAGCTTCCTGGAGCCCAGCCGCTCGTTGTGGCGGGGGCGACGCTGACCAGGTGATCGGCGCCGGAGGCAGCGGCGGTGAGGGTGATCTGGGTACCGGCCTTGACCAGAACATAGCTGAGTACCCAGCCGGAGGAGGCCGGATAATCGGCCAGCGAACGGCGCCAAGTGGCGGTATCGCCGGCGCGCAGGGTGAGTGGTACTGCGGTCGGGATGGGGTAGGTCATGGACGCTTTTTACGTTTGCCGCTGGAAGCGTTTAAGGCGCGGTCTTTCCAGAGGAGAGAATTTGATTGACGCGGCGTTGCGAAATGCCGGTGCGCTCGGCAATTTGCGCCGAGCCAACGCCGGAAATCGCCAGCGCGACGACGCGCTTGGCACGCGTCTGGCATTCAAGCGCGGCGAGGCTGGCAATGTAGTGCCGGTCGCCGCCTTCGTCGCGCCGGGTCTGTTGATCGATGGCGTCGAGGTGCTCACGCGGGATCTGCAGGTGGGTAGCAACCGCATCGAGCAGGCGGGCGAGAAAATCCATTGATTTGCTGGGGCTTACCATCCTATTGCTCCGGGGGGTTGTCTCAGGTAGTGCTGTATGCGCTGGGGCTTTTTTACTCCCGTGGGTGCGGTGGTAGCCGGTACGCTGCGGGCCACCTGTTGTTTTTCGGCTGGCGCGATCGCCAGGGCGGTCTCGGGGTCAGGCAGTTCGGAGGCGTCCGGAATACTCGGCAAGGCCTTGAGTTCGGTTGCCTCATCGGCCGGCAGCAGCGCGCGCTGACGCTGGCGCAGTTCGTCCTGGTCCCATTGCACCGGGCGGCGCAAGTGCAGGCGCAGATGCCGGCTGAGGTAGACGGCATAGACGGTGCAGTCGAGCGCCTCGTTGCGCCGGTCGGTGCGTGGCTTCCAGACGCGGCGGCGCGGGTTGCTGCGGCTGGGAATTTTTATTTCGCTGAGCAGTTGTTCGTAGAAGTCGCTGCGTACCCCTTCGTACCAGTGCATGCGCCCAGGCCCATTACCCGCCAGACGCACCCGACCGCCTTCTTGTGCCCAGCCGAGAATCAAATCCTTGGCTTTTGCCGTGCCGACGATACGCACCTGCACCCCGTATTTTTGTGCCTTGGTCGAGCGGTTGTTCGGGTCGATCGCAGCAGGGCGCGGCGGGGTCCAGATTTCAACCCGGCCCTCGACATCGGACGAGCCCTTGAGCGCAAGGACCTGGCGCGCCGCGCGGTGGTGCTTGCGCACGAAACTGTAGGAAGCATCGCTGGTTTGTCCGTCCGAGCAGTCGATGGCGACCGCGGCGATCGATACCGATCCGCCGTGCGCGCTGGCCACCTGCCGGCCCATGATCTGTTCCAGCTCGATCCAGGCGCCTTGATGCGCGACGACGGTCTGACCGTAAATTTCGCCCCAGTAGGCCAGCCACATTTCTTCACCGCGACCGACCGCCCAGCAGGTCAGCGCCAGGCGGTCGTGCTGCACGTCGACAGTGAGAAGGGGGATCAGGCCACCGAGCGGCATGCTCCATTCGGGATATTTTTCGGCGCGCTTGACCAGCTCGTCTTCTTCGGGTAGCTCGCCCTTGTATTCCCAGCACATGCCGCGCGTCGAATTCCAGAAGGCGACCATTTCGGCCGGGTCGCCCTGCTCCATCAGGTGCTCAGCGCGCAGGTATTTCTCGGCGAGCACCGGGATGCGCGATCCGTCGAACACGCTCTGCAACTCGTTGCAGAAAAAGCCCGGATCGGGGCTGTCGGCGGTCGGCTCCCAGCCATAGAACGGCGCGACGCGGGCGGCAGCACGGATGTTGGCGATGCGCTCATCGTCGCTCCACAAACCGCCGCAGTGCGGGCAGACGTAGAAAGCGTCCTCATGCCGACCGCGGCCATAGACTTCGCGGTTCGGGTAGCGCGTGTCGATATCGGCTTCGGCCAGCTCGTCGTCGCTCAGGTTCTGGCCAGGGATAACGACGTGCGCCCATTCGACCTCATGGCGCTCGCCGCAGTGGTGGCACGGCACCATGAAGCGGCGCTGATCGGTAGTGCGCATCTCCTTCTCGATCTCGCTGGCGCCCTTGGCCGTCGGCGTGCCGCCGATCAGCTCGAACGAGTTGCGGATCGTCTTGCCGCGTTCGCGCAGCAGGGCGATCGCGTTACCCTGCCCTTTGACATCCTTGTTGGTGTCGTCAGGCTCTTCGACGATGCGGATCTTCGCGCTGGTCGATTTGACGTCGGACGGCGAGTTAGACGCGACGAACTTGGCCAGGCCGCCCGGGTAATGCTTGCGCGTCGTGCTGTTGCCGTCGGTTCTTGACTTGAGGCGGATGCACTTGGCCAGCGCTGGCGTCGCGCGCACCATCGGCGAGAACTTCTCGGCATCGAAATCCTTGGCCGACTTCTCGCGCGGGAACATCACGACCTGCACGCACGGCTCCCAATGCACATGGTAGCCGAGGACGTTGCACACCACACCGGCAGTGTATCCCTGCTGGGCGGCCTTCTGCACGGCAACGCGGCGGTTGCGCTTGGTGTCGCACTCGGCCAGGATGCCCCGAAGCGCCGGCGTGTTGTCCAGGTCATAAGGACCGGCGTAGTCGTTGGCCTCTTCGCGCGACAGGATGCGGTGCGTCTCCGCCCAGTCGATGATCGACATCGGCGTCGGCGGTTCGAGCTCGGCGAACACCCGGGCCAGCATCTTGCCCAGGGCGACGGTCGCCCATCCGGCTATCTCGGCAAGGCCTCCCGCATCGAGGCGATTGAAGGCGACCGCCGGATGATTCACTCGCTGCCCTCGTCAGCGTCAATGATGTGCGCCTCTGGCCAGCGCGCCAGGCGCACCAGGAAGGCGTCGAACGCGGCGGCAAGCATATCCTCGATTTCCTTTATCGGCCTTCCTGGAACCTCGCGCGCCAGGCGCGTCGGCTCGTTGCGCCAGGCCTCGCGCGCGGCAATCATGGCGGCGCGCAACTTCGGTTCAAGCTGATCGGCAGGAATAAGGGCCCCACGGCTGACTTCGTTCTCCATCTCGATCTTGTCGGCTTGCACGCGCGCCAGGCGATCCTGCGGGCGCTCACCCTGGACCTTGCGCACCTCGCGCGCCACCAGCCAGTTGATGCAGGCCTCGGATTCGTACTCCGACGGGATCCCCGGCGACCCACGCAACGCGACAGGCATACCCTGATCCTGCCAGGCAACGATTGACGTCGAGGACACGCCGAACATCGAAGCCACCTGCTCCTG